TCTCATCGCCCACATTCTTCGAGTCGCACCTCGACCGCGTCCGCCGCGCGCTTGGCCTGCTCCCTCAACCGCCACGGCACGCGCTCGTCAGCGGCAATGCCCCTCAAGACCGCAATCTTCCTGCGCGCTAGCCTCGCGCGCTCCACGTCACGCATCTACGAGTGCCCCGTCCCGCGGGTCACACGCCATGACCTCACTCACGACAAGTTTCCCAGACTCCCACTTGTACGACTCAGTGAAGCACCTCAAACGCGCGAGCGGGGGAGGATCGCGCTCCACGTCGAACTCCATGAAGAGACTTGTGTGGGTGTTGCACGGTTCCACGAGCATCCTGAACGGGTGCGCCCCGTCTACTACCGGATAACCCGCGTTGGGTACCCACCTGAACGTGCACCTCGGATTGATCTGGATCGGCCCCCACTGCTCGTCGCCCCGATAGAAACTGAACGAGACCGGGTCCTCCAAAAACTCGCGGGACCGCAACTCCTCGCCAGTTGGCATCGACGAGAATACGAGACTAGTTATCCTGCGGTACGCGAGGCCCGGCCTGACCACCACTGGACTGACGAGACCAGTATACGTCTCCGACGCCGCGATCGCCGGTGAACCGACCAGCGCGGCCAGTCCGATCAAAAAAGTGCGCCGCGTCTCACGCATCCTGCTTCCTCCCTGCTCTCATCATAGCCAGATAGCACGCCTCGTGGTACTGGTCCGTCCCAGCGACTGTCCTACTCGAGCCCAGCTCCTCGCCGCACCACGCGCAGACTACCTCATTCCGCGTCTCCCGGCGTACGACCCTATTGTAGGCGTCAGCGACGGAGCTCTCGGGCGCCTCGAGCTTCTCCGGGACTAAGCGGTCAGGCTTTTCTTTCTCGCTGTCGGCGCGCGCTTGGTCGCTCAACTTTGAGAAGTAGCTGATCCATGCCTCGGCCGAGGAACTGAGCATCAACTCGGTTATCGCCCAGACACAGTTGTGAACTAACACACCGTCAGCAAAAAATTCGTGCTCGTCCTCAATCATCAAATCATAAACAGGACGCCTTTCTTTCTCTTCGACGCACCCAAGCACATTTGGGAGATTCTTTCGCCATGCAGTCATTGTATCACAAAACATAACTGTATTGCCACACACTAGTGTGTCTAGTCGCACAAATCCTCTTCCTTCCACCCAAATAAGATGATCAGGAGTGGCAACCAAATCACCCAAATCCGTAATCAATCTCATAACTTTAGCCGAGGTACTGGTCTGACGTACAACCAATACACGACGCAGTCCCTTACGCGTCAGGACACGGTCCTTGACACCTAGCTTCTCAATCGAGATTTGCCCACGCTCTGTTTCAACCAAAGACCCTTCCGCAATACATGCATCAACCCGATCCGGAGATCCTTCGCCGCGATAACCTCCGCTAGTAAATGAAACCATTTGATCTTCAAGACGTGAAAATCTGCCAACGTGATGTATCCTAATATTCTTAAACTCCGGTGCCTCGCCGTAGAGCGCGCTCACCGGCTCGGCGCGGACCGCCTTGCCGCGGCTCGCTGTGACGAGTCGCACCGAGACCTGCGGGTCCGCCGCGCGGATCACCGACCTCACCATCTCGCCGCCGAAATTCTGCTCGGCTACGATGCAGTCAGCCCCATACTCGTGGTATGCGGTCAGCGCCTGGCGCGCCCATGCCGAGGGCGAGTCCCTGAGCGACCTGTCGTCGAGCACGTACCCATGACCGTCCTGACCCAGCGCCGCGACGACGATCCCGATCTCGTCACGCGTCTCGTCCTCGGGAGAAGCCGCCCCAGACGGGTCCACTGCGACCACGACCCTGCGGCGTTGGTTTTCCGGCAACTCCTCCACGCGACCCCTCTCTAGGCCCTCGTAGGTCCACAGCGCACCCTCGTACTCATCGACGTACACGCCCTCATAGAAACGCTTCCGCTGGCGCTCGGGCAAGTTCTCGAGGCTGCGGATGTACTCCGGGGTGAGGTTCTCCTCGTTCTCCCGCGGGTTGAGGAACGCCCGCGCGTAGTCGTCCGGGTCCGCGAGCGGCTGGCGCGTCACCGGGTCACGCCGGTCCCCGAACATGGTGTTCGTCCAGTGACCGCGCCCAACCGGGTTGAGGTCGTAGTAGGCGCGCTGACTTAATTTGGCACCGTCAGGTGCCTCGACAACCTGAGCGAGGCGCGTGAGCGCCGTGAGTATCGTCTGGTAAGGTATTTGACTGCACTCATTAAAAAACATTGTAACGTATTCCCGACCCAAAATCTTATCGACCCGCTCCGCGTCGTCGAGCCCATCGACCCAAATCTCCGATTGATTCGGGAGCGTGAAATATCCCTCTTGCTTGTGAGTCTCGACCTCGACGTCGCCGAACCTGAGGCGCACGACCTTCGGCAGAGTATCGAGCGATATACTCGTGCGCGCCGCATTGGCGCGCTGCCTGAAGATACCGTGCCGGGAGCGCGGGGCACGGAGTGCCCTCACCAGCACCGCGTTGACGAAGAGCGTCGTCTTGCCTGACCGCGACCCGCCGACGAAGCACGTGTGGCGCTGAGGGAGGGCGAGAAGCTTGGACGCGCGGCGTTGGCCGGAGTTGAGTTTTAGCAATCAAAGTAGACCTGAATGACTAACCCACAACCTTGGGAATTACGCGATCAGAAGTCCCGACCGCCTGAACGTGAATGGACGTGCTGAGCGCCGAGATATTCGCGATGGCTGCTTTCTCGTCACTGACGTCATTCGCAGCGCGCGCTTTCCGCAGCGCGGCGACCTCGTTCTGAATGGCGGAGTCATTGGCGACAACTGCCGCGGTCAAGTCAGCAATCGCGGAAGACATCACGCCAATAGTCTCGTCCCTCTTGTCAACGACCACAGGCTTGTCAGCTAATTCTGGAGAATTTTCTGGCATCGTCACATTCCTTCTCAAAAGAAAAAATCAATACTGCGCCTCTTCCCGCGACACCGTCACGCTCACACTCCCGGTGAATTTTCTCTCCTGGGTGTCGCGCCAATCTTCCGGCTTCCGGTTGATAAGCCACAGCCTGCACGCGGTGACCTCTGGCGGAACGTGCTCACGGTACGGGACTACGAGGGGCTTCTTAACTGTGACCTGTTCGACGACCGCGCCGTCCCTGATCGTGGCAGTGGTCTCGTCGATCAAGAAGATCTTCACAGCGTCGTGAGTGTACCCAACGGCGCGCATCCACAAGGAGCGCTCTACGCGGTCGTCAGCCTCGCCCTTACCAACGCGCAAGGCCGCGCCAAACCTGGCGAAGAAACAGGACCAATTCTTGATCGTGTTTATGTCGACGGCAAACCAGTCAGCGAGGTCCGCGTCGGTCGCCCCGAGTCTGCAGAGCTGACGAGCGGCGCGGGGGAATTCATCATCGTCGTATATGCTGGACGCCCCAGGCGGTCGCCCCGTGCGCGGGGGCAGCGGGGGCACGACGATGTCCTCGCGCGGCATCGGAGCTTGCGCTAGCAACGCCACGTCGTCCAGGAGAGACGTATTTTTCTTCTTCGAGCGAGAACCGCTGATCCTGCGGCGAGGGGTGCTGACCATTAGTGCATTCCTCTTCTTGATTTTCCAAAATTTACATAATAAACAAGTTCTTCTTTGTTGTTCAAATTAACCGGAATCCAGTTCCACGTTTTCTTACCCCTTCGAACAGAAACAACCCTCCAATTCGGAATCTCTTGACCACGAGATTCTGCAATTTCAAAAGCTCTTTTCCTGATAATTTCCCACTCACTATCAATTCGCTGTTTTCGTTCATGTTCAGAAATATGAACCTCATTCTCACGAGTAACCCACTGAACCTTACGCGACTCTCGCCAGTTTCTACCACCGAGTACACGCCGTGCGACGTCGTATTGCCAGCCCGAGACAATCCGCTGTCCGGACGGATGCAACGTTCCCATGCACTGAAGCGCATAACACATCGCCATCCGCCCACGGCCCTTAACGATAATCTTCGTCAGCAACCAATGAACCAGAAAGTGCTCGCGATAAGTCAAGTCTACCAAATTTCCAGGATCGTCAGACCCGCCCAGCGCTCGCGGAATGACATGGTGAGTCTCGTAGTAACCAACGAGTTCTCGTTTCCTGGCGCGTTCGATGATTTGGTCGTAGACCCGTTGATAATTCATTTTTCATTTTCACCAAAAATTTTTTATAAACGACGATGCGCTGCCTCCCGCCCGCAAGGGCGGTAAATCCTGATAAAACAGGAGAGCCATCCGCCATCCCAGAACGTCTCTCACGAGACGGCATAAGCAGATAACTCGTACCTCAAACCGCCTCGATCGACCCCAACGGCAAACGCACGACGCGCGCCGCCAGGCCGTCAATGCTCACGTAGTCAAAATTCTCACAGGAAAATTTGTACACCGCTGAGCAGAACGCGAATGCGCCGCCGCGGATCTTGACGCGCTGGTCGCGCCCGAATTTCTTCGGCGCCTGAACGTAGCCGTGGTGCTCCGTGCTCCTCAGCCGATCGACCTCAGCGCCGCGCACAACGAGTGGCGACTCACCGACGCCTAGCACGCCGCGTATCCCGATAATGCCGACAACCTCGTGAAACTGATTCGCCCAGTCGCAAACGATCTTCCCCAGGGCATCGATCTTCATCCGCATCTCGACGAGGACATACTGGCCGAACAGGAACTGCTCGCGCCAAATCTTTCTGCCTCGGCTAACGTCGCGAACGCGATAGCGCGGTCGGTAGCAAGCGATGCCAAGGTGAGCAAGACCGTCGGCAACAAGAGCCCCGGGTCGACCACCAGCTGCCAGCGCCACAAACCAGTCCGCCATGCGATGAAAACTCGTCAGAGGAATTTTTTCAGGACGCGCGAAGACTCGACCCGTACCACAGGTGGACGCGGGAAGCAACCTGTTTTGTTGGAAAAACCACTAATGAATATTGCAAGTTGCAAAAACACATACACGGGTCTTAAAAACTGTGTGACACATGTGCCGGGACTTAGGTAAAGTCCCCCTATAGAGCTATATGAATGAATATATATTCATCAAAAAGGCCTACTAGCAGCAGGTTACAGAGGACATGGCACATCCGTCACAACCTGTCACAACACCCTACCCAGGTACGGCATTTTCACCTATTTTCGCCACAATTGACTCCCATCCGCCCAAATTTTGCCACGCTAGAACGGGTTCCACAATAGTGTCAAACTGATGGCTTTTTGGACGTAGAGGGAACGAATTCGGGCTAAAATAATCACGCGACGGCACGATTTCGCCACGAAGCGGCGAGCGCCTTCAATAAAAAATGAAAAAACGGTTGTTTCCGACTCCGCCTCAGAACGGAGGCACGTCGTTCCCGGCCCCAGATTCAGCCTCCGGCTCTGGGCGATTTTCGTCGGTCTTGCTCAGCCCAACTCCTCGGAACACGCGCGCCAGCTTGCCCCCTACGCGCACCCGATCTGCCGCGAATCCCTCCGACTCCAGCCGCTGACTGAACCTCTTTTGCGATCCAATGTACTCGCCCGACGACTCAGCCCACCTCCGCCAAGAGTAGAACAACCACGCCACAGGCGTGATCTCGTTGGCGGCGACGACGCAGCAATCGGCGAGCCACGCCTTGAACGTGTCCTCCTGCTCGAGATATCTCCCAGTCGCGGCAACCACTGCTTCCGGCGCGTCGAGTCGCCTCCTCTGCCACTCGAGGCACCCCTCGATCATCCATG